CAGCCAGAGATGCCGAGCGTGCAGATCGGCCTCATTTACGGGCCAGTCGGCAAACCGCGCAAGGCCGTCCGGGTCTGACTGGAGCGCACGCCAGAAATTCGCAACCATGCAATCCTTGTCGTTTACGGTTTCAATCCCCGGCGGGTGCGGCCTTTTCAGCAGCACGGCCAGCGACCCCGCGAACGGTTCAACATAATTCGGCACGTTTCCAAACCTCGGCCAAACGAGATGGGCGACCTTCGATTTGCCCCCGAACCACGGGAACGGCGCTTTCATCTCCCGGTTGTCTGCTTCACTCACGTTTGTTTGGGTCAGAGCGACCCCACATCATAGATCAGGGCCGCCAGCGCAAAGAAAAGCCCAAACCCAAGCAGTATTGTTATTCCGTCCGTCATGGCTCTTTACTCCTGTCCCTTTGCGGGCGAAGAGATTTTCTTCCCGAATCGATCACATTCGTACAGGACGGTCCCTTTGCGGAAAGCGATCTTGTGAGGGTACGCAGGATTGGTCCAAGCGTACAGGTCCGATTTCTCGACCTGGATGGCTACATAGCGGTCGTCGGCAATAGAGCGAAACTCATCCGCGAAGTATGGACGGGAACAACCGTGAAACTTACCGGCCCCACATTCTTCTTCACCGGGATTCCAACGTGGATGCTCAACCACAGAACCGATGGCCCAGAGCGTTTCATTAACTGTGCCTTCCTGGGTTTTGAACTCGGCTGACACGCGCTTGTAGAGCGTTACGGAGTCGGACTCTTCAATGCAGTTATTTTCAAGCCATCCCGAAGTGCCGGGCTTGATGATCGGCTGAATGATGCTCGCCATTGCAGATTTCTTTTGGATTTTCCCTTTGGCGAGTGCCCAACAAACTGCAAAGGCAAAAAGCGCTACCGTGGCGAAGTCTGATTGCAGATGTACGCCAACACAACCCCACGCTACGACGCTGGAGTTTTCCCACGCTACGACGCTGGAGTTTTCCCGCGCTTCGACGCTGGAGTTGCCCCGCGCTTCGACGCTGGAGTTTTCCCGCGCTACGACGGAACTGTTTTCCCACGCTACGACGCTGGAGTTTTCCCACGCTACGACGCTGGAGTTTTCCCGCGCTACGACGCTGGAGTTGCCCCGCGCTTCGACGCTGGAGTTTTCCCGCGCTACGACGGAACTGTTGCCCCACGCTACGACGGAACTGTTTCCCCGCGCTTTTCTGACAACGATACGCTCCTCGGATTTGATGTAAATGCGCGTGTATTCCGCGAATGAATCGGGCAGAGCGTCAAGTTCGGCTTGCGTCGTGATTGTGATCATCTTCCTCCCCACTTTTCTGTCTTTGTTAAGCCCTCAACATTTTCCAGGGCAGCCCGGAGCAGGTGCTCAATCATCCACGACCTGCTCCGATCCTGCTCGTGCGCGATCCGGTCTATAGCCCTAAGAAGGTCGGAGGAAAGCTGCACAGATGTTATTTTGCGAGCATTATCGCGTCCGGGCTTCCTTTGGGGCTCTAGCGGACCAACTCTCCGTTTCATGATCAGCAGCTTCTCACTAGCTTTTAGTAAAGTCAAGTAATTTTTAGTAACTGTTGAAAATTGTGAGTACCGGGACCCTGCAAACCCCTGAATCCATTAGGGAGAAGGCTGTAGGGGGAAACCTGATTTCAATTGACATCCTTAGGGTTATGGCTGTAGGCTTTCAGCGGTCAATAAGGCCGAATTTAGCAGCTAAACCGTGGCGGGGCTGCTCGCAACAGTCCCGCCGACCTTTTGCGAGAAGGGAGCCGCCGACCCACAGTGTCAGACGATCCAGCAACCCCCTCAAACCCCCCAACATCCTTTGGACCGCGCTATATTGTTTCTGAAATCCTTCCGGCCAACCAGGTTCACATACTTGCCGGGGCATCCGGTGCAGGCAAGACAACCCTGCTTTATCAGTTCGTCGATGCCCTCCGGCTGGGGCAGTCCTGGTTCGGGCACCCGGTCCTGTCGGGCTTGAAGGTGGCCTATGTTTGTTGTGACCGCTCAACCGAAGATTACGAGCAGAAGTTTAGAGCAACGGGCATTCAGCCGTTCCCTGTTCATTCCCTGCTATCCACTACGGGGCCGGGAGGGGCGGAATTTGATCCAGAGGATATTGGGTATTCGAGCGGCGACCGAAAAGCGCGGGCCGGAGCGAAAAAGCTTCGTGTGGAGTGGTTGGAACGCATTTGGGGAGCTTCGGGGCAGTCCGATGTACTGATCCTGGACCCGCTCAGCCCCTTCCTGCCGTCCGACCTCCGCAACTATCATGCGGTTGCCAGCGCCCTGACAACGCTCAACAGGTTTTGTGGACGTCGCAGCGTTACGATCCTCGGCGTCCACCATGCCGCCAAGCTTCACGTAAAGGATGGCTTTGCTCGCCCTCAGGACCGCATTCTGGGCAGCGCCGCTCTACAGGGTTATAGCGGCACCCACCTGTTTCTCACGGATGCTGCGGAGATCGAGGGCCGCCCCGGCTATCACACTTTCGACATCAATCCCCATAATTCCCCTCCCGAGCATTATCAGTTGCAGCGCGACAGCCGGGGGTTGTTTGAGCCGTGGGTAGACCGCAACGTCGCCACCCTGCACGACCAGCTTTTGTTGCTGATCCCAACGGAGCCGGGGCGGGTTAAGAGGATTGACCTGGTAGAGAAGGCGGTTAACGAGCTAGATCGCTGTGCCAGCACCATTGATAAGCTGATTAAAGAGATGTTGAAGGATGGCCGCCTGATTCAGCCTGAGTATGGCTGCTATGCCCGCCCCGCTGTGACCTTAGCACGTTAAGGAACTCGACCGGATTTCGTCACAACTACTGCCGAAGCCTCGCATGCTCGATAGCACGTTAAGGACCATTCGCTTTCTCTTCCCCTAATGTTCGCCTTACATTCGCTGGGGTGCCTTCCAAGGTACTAAAAGTGTACTCACACCCAAGCCCATTTTATTACAAAGTGGCATTAAGTCCTTTAGATTGTAGGGATAACAGTTTGTAATCGACTTTGTAATGGAGTTGGAAATTACAAACTACTTTGTAATTTTATAAATCATTACAAAGTGTACTACAAAGTATATCCTATTGATAAATATATACTTAAGTTCACTTTGTAACTTTGTAATGAGGGGTGTGGTGTAGGACCGATATACCCTCTGCGGAGTCGTTACAAAGTTCAATGGAATGAAGGGGTTGCAGCGTGTCAATTGTAGGTGATTTTGGTCGTTATCTCCGTAAGTTGCAGATTCTGTTGAATAACGGCATGGATATAGGGAACGGGTCCGACGGCGTGCAGGCCGTTGGGGAGTTTGGAAAAAAGTTTGTGATTAAAAAGCATGATCCAAAGTATCCAGTTCATGTACGGTCCCTCCATGTTCCCGGTCCGGTTGCGACCCCGGTTCTCCGTCGGTGATCCCCGGGTTCGGTCGCCCGGTAGTCCTGTCGATCTGTTGTTGGCAATCCGCAATCTGCTTCCGGAGCCTGGCTTTGAGTGATAGCAGCAGCAGGGTGACTTCGCTTACTTCGTTTAGGTCGATTGTCATACGGGACCTCCAAAGGGATTGGCTGGTTTTTGCTCAGTTACTCAAACTGTTTATCTCTCGCTTCTTCATATTTGCGCGTCTCAGCGTCGTCCTTATCGGCCTCTTCAGATTCAAATAGGCATTGGGGACAAAGCCAAACCTGCTTTGTTCCAACGCCTCGCTGAGTTAATTCGTAGCATTCATCATCACAGACAGAACAGTGATTCCAATTCTTCATGTTATCTCCTAAGCACAGAGTTGGAAATTGGGGGAAAAGTGGTCAAGAATGCCCCAGGTTCAATTCCTGGTCCCTCAGCATGGGGCTAGGGGCGGCGATTGAACCTGAGGTCAGCCAGGGCCCTTTACGGGCGTTTTAGGACTTGGGGCGTAGCGACATCAGCAACCCGACAAAGGTTTGACCCGTGTGGGGGTCCTTCGCATCTAACCGCATAACCCGATCCGGTCCGTAAAGCCGTAAGGTGACTGTGTGGTTCCTGCCTTCAAACTGGGCAGCCAGCTTACAAAGCTCGGCCATAAACTCTGCGTTGAACGAGATGGTTGCCGTCGCATCTTCCGGCTTTGGCATAACCGTGTCATAGTTCGGGAATTGCCCATCAACTTTCGGCGGATTGAGCACTGTCGAGCTATTCAGGTCCGTTACAGCCATAACTGCATTTCCATTGCCATCTGTCTGCTCAGGATCAATCGCAATCACACCCAGCTTTTCCTGGAAGGCGCCCTTAACTTTGGGGATGGCCTTCATCAGCCCTTTTACCGTATTTGCAGCCAACATAAACGGTTTCCAACCTTTTCCGGCCTTGAAGTTCAGACCGTCTTTGACAGGAAAGGCCGCCGGATCATTTTCCGGCAAGCTAACAATGGCCAGCATGTGGCCGTCGGTTGCAACCGTTCCCTCAGGTCCTACCAGGATATTGTTGTAGGTGTATCTGCTCTCTTTAACAGGAGCAAACTTAACAACTTCCAGGTTCCTCTTATTCAGCATGACTCAATCCCCTCCATTTTTGTTTGGTTAGCGTATAGCTAGCTATATAGTTATATAACTGTATAACTGTAGTATCTAGCTATACTTAGATTAAATGATTTTAAACCGCCCGATCGGCCTGACTTGTAGGTTGCAACCCTGTGCGGGCGTTCCAGTCGGTTACTTCATAGATAGTTTGTTTCTTGGATTGGAGCGGCACACGGTGGAAGGTAAGGCCGATGGCTTCCCCGATGGCTATCATGCTTTCGATACCGCAAGCTCCATCCAGACAAACGCGAGGAATAGGAGGACAAGAGGCCGGGAACAGGCCATGAAAGTTCTTCGGGTCCAAACCCCTTAGCCTATCTTGATAAGTCTTTTCCATCCATGCACCTAAGACTGTCCCTTCCATGTCGTAACCGCCGCCGTTACACCTGGCTACCTTTTTGTCGTCCACGTACAACGTACAGATGTTGTAGCCGTACGTATCCCGCGCGTGACTAACTGTCCATTTGAATTCCAGAATCATGTGTTTGCCCTCCTGTTTTTCGGTTAAAGGTTAGTCGTTCTCCGCATCCATGATTGCGCCCGAGCAATCCGCGCATACACACCCTAGCTGGTGGCCGGATGCCTCAAGTTCCCTGTCGTCCTCCTCAACAGTCCATGCTGCCAGCTTCTCAACCTGTTCCTGCGACAGATTGGAAAGCGCTACACCGAACCGATCATTGCCGGTCTGAACGATGTTTACTGCAAGGCGCCCGGGAAACAGCGCCTTCAGTTCATTCAGTAGTGCGTGCATGTTTACCACCTTTTCTGTGTAATTAGCCCTACGAAACAAGGCGATCCCACAACTTGTCAGGAAGATCATAGTTACGGCGAGCCGCAAATATGGACACGCCACACTCCTGGCACATATCTACTTTTTCTGGTAGCGATAAGCAATCCCAAAATCTTACTGCCCGTTCATACTCAAGGTTGCTGAAGTGATCCTCATCTAACACGACGTAATCATTAGCCTTTTCACACAGTTCAATGGCTTTCTGATACGCTTGAATGTTAGATTCGTGGATAGCAATCCACTCCACCCATCCAACGGCCCAATGATTCTCCCTGACAACCTGAACTGTTGTCTCTTCCCCGTCCGGCGAATCCGCCCGAAGCGCCTCCAGGGTTTTCAATGCCACTTCAAAGTTAGACTCTTCAATAGCATCAGAATCCCGTGATCTTCCGAACCCGGCGCTATACCATTCGGGCCACTCCGCACCAAAATAATCCCTCGGCATTACCCACCTATTAACTGCGTGCATGTTTCCCCCTCCCCTTCTGTTGTTGTTGCATGAGTCTCTCGACTTCGCCAACAGGGATTCTCCATTCCCCGTTAGCATCCTTCTCGGCTCGGATTGATCCGCACCTGAGCTTCGAATAGATTGTTTGCGCCGTGCTCAGCCCGAGCTTGCGGGCGAGTTCCCCCGGTGTGACGCTGGGGGTTTGGCCGTTCTCATTCACGCTCATTGATCCCCTCTCTTTCTTCCGCCCGCCTGCGGTAGAGCTGCTGCTTCCCTGGCAGCTTTCCTGGCGGCTTTCTTTGCGGCGATTGCTTTTTCGTTCCTGCGCTCAAGCCAATTTGCATCTAGGCAGGAGCGCGTCACTCTCCAACCGCGGGCAAGCAATCGCTCCAGCTCCGCTTGTCCGGCGAGCGTATTAGTCGCAACAAACTTGTAATCAATCAGTTTGGCTTTCATTGTTCTGTTCTCCTATTGGGGAAAGCGGATTACTCCGCCATGCGTGCTGCTGGCAAAACCTCAGTCCCGTCAAGCCGATAAACGGGATACGGCGCAATCCCGTTCTCAAACCAATCGTGCCCGAAGCAATAGGTCCTCACGCCCGACGGCGTAGGATGCCGAAGGTCCCCAGCTCCAGGGGCGCATGGGGAACAAAAAGCGGCCAGTGTGTAGAATGGGGACTTCACGACGAAAATGTCGGAGTCATCCCCAGATTGTGTGCAAACATAACCATCCCCGTCATAATTCCAGCTTGCCGGGGTTTCCGGGAATGCCTCATCTGAATCAAACGCGGTTTTACACGCCAAGCATTCATACTCTGTTCCTGTGCCGTCTGCCAGATTTTTGCTTCCGCATCGCGGACAGGTAGCTGGGCCGTAATCCGGCTCGGAGGAATCCGCCCAAGCTTGCAGAACATCATTATTCAGAGAGATAACCCCATACCTGATCCCGGTTTTCCTACCTATGTTCGTCTGTCCCTTGCCGTAATCAATCCCGATCATTTTCCCCTCCTATTTGTTGGCCGTCAGGCTTAGCGCGTAATAATCTGCGCCCGCTGCGGCGCAATGATGTCTAAATTCAATAGAGCGTTGAGCAGGGGTTTGCGAATCCGCACCTTGCCCTCTAGCCCCTGAGCGTTGAAACGATCTTGGGGAACAATCGGCGCAACAGCTAGTGTCGGATGAAAGCTCCCGGTGAGGGCGAGCGTCTGTAGCCCGCTTACGGCCAGCTCGCCTGTAGGCAATTCAAGGGTTACTTCCTGTGCCCACCACGCCTGGTGGCACTCTTTGCCGCATTTGTGCGGTCCAGGCTGAAAGTGTTCAAACTTCAGCAACGCTTCGCGCAATGGCCCGGCGTTTTCATGCGTAATCACCTTTGGAATGTCTACTGTCATCTTTTTGCCCTCCTATTGAGCGGCCTACGAAACGTATTCGTGACCTGTCTGGTTGCGTACCGGCCCTCGCTACCACGCGAGACGCTCCGCACGATGCGGAGACGCGCTCAGCGGAGATCAACACTTCAGGCCGATGTTAGTAGCTTCGAAAGTCAAGTAATCGCCGTTTCCGACCCAACAATCGGCGCAAACGTTTACAATGTCGATCACCGTATTGTCGTCATCAGAAAGCACAATCCTGCGGACGATCTTCTTCTCGCGCTCATCACATACTTGGCAGGTTCCCGTCATTTAGATACCCTCCTCTGCCTTGCGGATCGCCATCTTCGCAACGTCGTACAAACTTTGTTCCACTGCGTCAGAGCCAACTTGATTGCCCCACTCGGCAATACGCTCCACAAATTCAGGATCGCGGTTACGCCAATCCATCAAGTCCTTGAGCGCCCGGAACAGCATCGGAGCGGCAGCTATCAATTGCGCGTTGGCCTGTTGCTCCAGCAGGCGAATTTTCTTCCGCTCGCCTTCGGTCAATTGATCCAAATTAATCATCGTTTTTCTCCTGCCCGTGACTGGGCTTTGTTGTTTACGAGGCCAGATTTTTTCTCGAGCGCCTGGCTTCGGCTCAGGCATCATTATAATGATTAGTGTTAGTGAATCAAACAAAAAATGATGCTCGCTTTCAAGTGATTGAAAAAACATCAGATAAAGTTTTGGGAAAAAGTAGTGCGAGTGGTAGCGGTAAGGGGCGAAGAAAAAATTAAGCCGCAAGTCGCTGAGTGGCCGAGACTTACGCGACACCTTTCGCCTCGTACCGGTTTAGCAGCGGTTGCCCGGTTGTGGCGCTGGGACTGGTGGTACGCTGGCGGTTTTCCCTTGTCAGTTCTTTATAAAATCTTTAGAAAATCTTAAGAAAATCTTTAGTTGTTCTTTAGTTGTTCTTTAGGTGCGGGCCGCTAGCAGGCAGGCGCACCAGGCGCACCAAGTCACCCCTTACGCCTAGGCCTGCAGTCACTTAGGGGTACGCCCATGCGGGCCATGCGTCCCATGACGCCCGGTAACGCCGGTACGCCCAGTCGGCATGGTATGCCTAGACGTCGTGGTACGCCTAAGACTACCAGTACCCCTAGTCACCTTAGTACGTCTAGGACCACTTGGCCGCCCTGGGGTACTCCTAGGCCCCTGGGAACCCTTCAACCGCTTCCGCGCGAGCCCCCCTCCCTTCAGGCAGCTCCGGGTGTTGTTGGCTTGATAGTCACCTGGAAAAATCTAACTCAATTTGCTCTCTAACGGAACTCTAACGAGAAAAGGGTTGCCGTCCAAATCAATGCTCATACCTGCGGCAACGGCACCAGGGGCATTCAGGGTGGGTGGGTTGGGGCTTCCAGCCCCGGCGCTTGGCAGCCAGGGCTTCACGGGCTTTAACCAGGTTGGCAGACGATGAGGAAGCCTTGCGGTCGCTGCGGGTAGACCCCAGGCGGGACATCTTCCGGGATAGATTGTTGTCGGTAGGATCGCTCATACCCAGAATCCTACTAGGAAGGTGTAGGATTTACAAACCATTTTAGAGTACGCCAATTGGGACAGATTCAAGGCTGTAATCAAACACAGGGCACCACTTCATATTTTTCGGCATCATTTGATATGGCAAAACATGAAGTAGCCGCAATCTCCCCCTATTTTCCTATTGACTTTTCTAACGGATTCTACCTAAGGTAATTCCTGTAGCCCAGCGAGGACATATCGGTCATGACGGACATAAAACCCTATGCGGAGCGGAAGCGGGAGAAACGCAGACTCCGATGTGCCCAGAAGCGAGCGGAGCGCCAAGCCTACTATGACCGGATTGCCCACGATCTGGCTCACTCCATCGAGAGGCTGCACACCAAGGCGGTCAAAACTAAGTTTCAGGAAAAACTTTATCCCTATGAGCCGGGGGAGCTATTCCCAACCCTGCCCCCCGAATGGCGTCCCTATGCTCATTCCTACTATCGTAACCAGATAACCAGGCATGGGCAGCCTCGCTATGGGTGGCAAAAAGGACTCTACATTGCCCGTTCCATCAAATACACCCGCTTCCACTACCTCGTCAAAGATAAAACAGCCTGGAGTAAGGACTGGACAACAAAGAAGCATAAAAAACGCGGCCACAAGTCTGCCGTGACCCGGGTTCGCAATGCGGAAATCCGACGCAAGGTTGCCGAGCTTCGTGCCGCCAAGGGCATCATCCCCCAAGCCCCCCTGCCCCAGCCCAGCATCGAAGCCGTCCGCCCAACCCCAACCCTGATGGACCGCTCCTCCATGACCCGGGGATCATCCATTAACCGTCTGGCAGGAATCTGAACACCCTTATGCGTAAAAATCCTGTGGAGGGTTTTTGACATGTCTGACATTCCAAAGTGCCGCAACAAATCCTGTCCGCGTTCCCAAACGGTTATCCTTGACGACACCGATACCGTTTGGACCCTGGGATGCCTGACCTGCCGGGGCGTCCAGATCATCTCGAAACCCACATCAACCGCCCGGGCACGCTACGAGAACTCAATCAAGATGCGCCATCGCCTCGCATCTTTCGAGGAGAAGCTAAAATTCAAGCGCCCCTTCGTGGGCTACACAAAACCAACCCTTAACTAGCCTCCCTTAACCGGATATGGCTATCATCAGGAGCAGCCCAATGTCAGACTTCGCGGAACCCCCAACACTCATAAAGAACGCCGCCTCCCCCGGCTTCTCCCGCGGAGCCTTTGCCGACGGTGACGGTCGCGCCGTCCCAACCCCTATCCCGGGCAACATCACCAGCGGCGCTCCCTCCGATGAAGACGAAGCCATTCTCGATGCATCCTATTTTCAGGGAGCCGGACCCGAGCCTGTTTCGATCCGCCGCCCCAACGCTGCCCAGCCCAAACCTTCCGCCCCCGGCTGGGTCAGGCTGGGCCGCCATTACTATTCTGACTTTGCCGGTCTACTCTGGCGCTCCACCGATCCGTCAAACCCGGAACTCTGCTGCGTTCTCACTTCCGCCGAGTGGACACCGGCAGAGGACTTGCGTGAAATCATAGCTTCCCGCATCAGTGATGGCCGCGACCGCTTAACCCCAACCATCCAACCCCAACAACCTCAGCAACCCCAGCAACAGCCATCGCCCCAGCGGCTGGCAAATCCGCCACAGCCGTTGCAGCCGTCGCAACAGATCGAAACCGACTTTACCCTAGCAACCTCAAGGAGTCCTTATGTCCCTTCCGACGATGCCCCCGATTCCGCCTGGATCGATGCCGCCGCCCCCGCCGCCCGAGCAGACCACGGCCCAGAAGAGGGCAGCGGGCCTGGAGAAAGCGAGGCAGGCTCGGGCAGAGAAACGCCAGGAGCGCCTGTCCCGGTCTCCAAGGCCGGAGTCAGAAAAGCCGTCAGCCGCGTCCGCGCCGCAACCATCGGCAGCGGACCGGCCACTTAAACCCGCCCTCAACCCGAACGTCGATATCCGCGCCATCGATTTCTCCACCATCGACCTTGATGAGGGCCGGAAGGAGATTGCCGCCCTGCGCCTCTCCTACGAAACAGCCTGCAAAATCATGCAGCGCCGCGAGGCGGAATCCCGCTCGGGCCGCGATGTTTCCTGCTGGACTTTCGAGCACTCCAAATCCACCAAATCCCGCTGCCCCGACTACTGCCGCCGCGTGTTCCGCGAGGGCACTGAAGTCATGCGCAAGCTTATCCGCAACCATGACACCCAAAGCTACGACCCCCTCTACCTCTGTTCCCAGCAATGCTACATGCTGTGGTCCCGCGCAACCATAGGAGGATCTGTAGCCCCCTAACCCCCAACCCCCTAACCCCCTAACCCAAACCAACCCTAACCTCTATGGACTTTGCAGCATGCCGTAAATTCCTGGAAAAACTTCGCATCCGGGACCGTGACTCGGGCCACATGGTCCCTTTCCGCCTGAACCCCAACCAGCTAAAGATTCAGGAGGCTGCCGAAAAACTTCAGCGAAAAAACAAGCCCGTCTGGCTGATCTCCGTCAAGAGCCGCCGTGTCGGCTTCTCGTCATGGGCCGAAGGCATCGGCTTCTGCCACTGCCTTGCCCACCCGAATGCCAACGGCCTTGTTCTGGCCCATCAGGCATCTTCGGCCAAAGAACTATTCAAAATTCCTCTGGGTCTGGCCCGCGACCTCCCCTTCCCTCTCGATCCGCCGCCGACCCAGCACAAGATCACCTTCCCCCTAAAGAGCGGCCACTCCTACCTCTCGGTTGCCACCGCCGGTTCCTCATCCTCCGGGCGCGGCTGGACCTTGAGCTTCCTTCACCTCTCGGAGGCCGCTTTCTACCCGGAAGATGCATCCTTCGAGGCCCTTCTGCCTGCCGTCTCCTACTCTCCCGATACCATCCTGGTCATCGAATCTACCGCCAACGGCATGGTCTACGAGGGCAAAGCCTTCTATGAGATGTGGCAGGCTGCCGAGCAGGGCCAAAGCGAATTTACCCCGATCTTCCTGTCGTGGCTTGACGATCCTGCCTGCGTCCGGGACCCGGAGGAAGCCCGCGACGCCCCCATTGATGCGGATGAAAAAGACCTGCTTAAGATGGGCGCCACCATCGCTCAGCTTGCATGGAGGCGCTGGTGCCTGGATTCCCGTTGCGGCGGGCGTATCGAAACCTTCAACCAGGAATACCCGGCCACCGCCTCGCTTGCCTTTGTCTCCTCCGGCAACCCCTGCTTCGACTCCTCCGAGATCAGGTGGGCCGAATCAACCATCCATGACCCCATCTGGTCAGGAATGGTTGAGTCCGACGCACGCGGCACCCTGACCCGCACCGACCATTCCTCCGGTCCCCTCTTCATCTGGCACCTCCCGGAACCCAACCATCATTACTACATCGGCGCTGATGCCGCACGCGGTTCCGACTCCGGCGAGGAAGGGGCGATAGGCGACTTCGCGGCTGCCGTAGTCATCGACGGCACCACCGGAGAGGTTGCCGCCCGCTTTGCCGAACGCTGGCCCCCGGAACGCTTTGCCGACATGCTGGACGGTCTGGGCCGCTTCTACAACCGCGCCATGCTTAACATCGAGCTTACCGGAAACCTTGGCCTCGAAGTACAGCGCCGCCTCCGCGACGATTACCGCTACCCCAACCTCTACAAGTGGAAGGGCAAGGATGACCGCGCTTACCACACCAGGCGCTTCAGCCTGGGTTGGGAAACCAATTCCCGTACACGCCCGATGGCAATGAATATGTTCCGCGCCGCTATCCGGGAAGGCTCCCTGGTAGAACTTAACGACAAATCCCTTCTCATCCAGATGAAGGCCGCCGTAATGGAGGATGCTAACCGCTGGGAAGTGATCGAGCGCCTGCACGACGACATCCTTATGGCAGCCCTGCTCGCCAATGCAGCCCGCGTCCAGTATCCTCCCCCTATTCTGGTGCAGCGCTTTGCCAACAACCTTGATGCCGACGGCTCGCAGCGCCCCATGCCCCAGGTCCGGGACGATGTTTCCGAATCCCTGAAGCGCCATTACGATTCCGTAACACGCGCCGCTAAAAAGGAGGCAGAGCCTGCCCGTCTGCTTGGCGTATGACACCCCCAACCCACACAACCCCTAACCCCCAATCCCTTAAAGGAGCCGCATGGACTCGCTGAACTCACAGGAAGGCCAGCTTCGCAACCTGACCCGCATCCTCATTGCCCTTGCCGAAATGACCGCGGGCGGAGAAATCCGCATTCCGCTCAACTCTCTTTCTCGCGTCGGTGAAGGCTGCTATCTGATAAAATTCATCGACGAATCTACCCACGACCTGGTCATCCGCCGCTCCCCGGAAGGCAGTGAAGTCCTTGCCGTGGGACCGGCGGCAGGAGGAAAATCATGGACAACAACTACCCAGGCAGCCGCCCAGACCCCGGACCGGACGCCCCGTACAAACTTTCTGACCGACGCCGAGATAGCCGCGCTCGAACAGCGCCGTCAGATGGAAGCAGCGGAGACTCTGAAGGCTCAGCAGCAGACAGCGAGGTTCGGTCAACCTCGGCCCTCCTCGATGAGATCGGAAAGAAGTTTTGCTCCCTGAGAGATTCCAAGCGCTCCGACGCCCTGCGATCCCTTCAGAGCGACCTGATGATGCACCTGGGGCAGATTGTTCCCGCAGCCGCATCTCTCTCCGAAGTCATCAAGCTGGCCGTCGTAGAGGTCGAGGACCTTCTCAAGGGAACGCAGTCCAAAGAAGGCGAGTCTCCCATCGACCTGTTCTCCAACTTCCTTATGACCGGTGACGACCCGCGTAAGGAAAAGAAGAAACTCATTGACGGAGATTCCACCAAAACTATACAGTAATCCTGCCTGCATCCTTTGCCGATGGAGCCGGAGGCCATGAGAATCATATCCGCTACCCGCAAATCTCAGCCCGACCCGGAAGAGACGCCCGATTCAAAACTGATCCGTCAGATCGACAACCTTCAATTCCTCTCGAAGTCCTTCCGCGACGATTCCCTCACCACGGGTCACTTTGACGACGCCAAGCGCTTCTTCACGCTCATCAATCCGATCGGCCCTACTCCATCTTTCCGCCCCCACGTGGACATCCCGGAGCTTCAGATGCTATTCCTCAACGAAGCTACGGACCTCTCCGACGCGGACCCCCGGGTTTATATCTCATCGCAGGGCGAGCGGGACAAGAAACGCGAGAAAGCCTTCCAGCGCTACTGGGCCAAGGAGCACGTTAACCAGCGCATCTTCGAAGCTAACATCTGGTCGCTATTTTCGAGCGTCGGCTTTCTTCAGGTCGGCGTAACGGAATCAGGCTTAACCCGCACGGGCCGCACCCGGGTTTGGGTAAAGTCACGAAACCCCGAAACGGTCTACCCTGATCCCGCGGCCACCTCAGAGGAAAACTGGGCTTATGTCATCCTCGAAGATGAAATGTATATTGACCAGGCTTGCCAGTTTTTTGATCGCGCCCGTTTCATCCGGTCAAGCGGCAGGATGCTTCGCCTGCTTCAGTCCTCTGCCGCATCCGGCAGCTTCGAGCTTCCTCCGGGCCCCATGTCCGTAACAGGCGGCCCCTACGCATCCAACGATGAGGAAGTTACAACCGATGGCCGTATTGTTGTCCGCTACTGCTTCTGCTACGACTCCACCGAACAATCAGTACGGGAATCGGCAGGCTCATCTTTTAACACCTCTTCCGTCATCCCTGCCGGTTTTCAGCGCCGTTACCCGCATGGCCGCATGATCGTGGATTCCGAAGGTATCGTCCTGTTCGATGATGACAATCCATTTCCCTTTAGCGAATTTCCGATCATCCGCATAACCTCGATGCCCACCCTCTACGGCTTCTGGGGGGTCCCGCCGCAACGCTACAGCCGCGACCTCCAGAACCTCGCGGGCCGCATGTATACCCAGGTCTTTGAGAACGCCGTCCGGCTCAACAACGGCGTCTGGTTCATCAATGAAGTCGCGGGCGTTGACCCGGCAAACTTCGGCGGCATTCCCGCTGAAGTGCAGATTGTCAACTCTCAAACGCAGCAGGGCCACATTGACCTGAAGGTGCCCCCGGCCTTCCCTCAGCACTTTCTGGAGTACCCGGAACTTCTGCTCCAGAAGCAGCGTACCCTGCAAGGATTCACTCCGGCTCGCTCCGGCGAGCCCGGCTCCGGCAATATCAGCCCCAACCTTTTCGACTCCTCCATCTATCAGTCTCAATTCCTGACCCGGATGCGCTCGCGGCTAATGGCGGAACCCTTGCAACGGCTGGCTGAAATCATGTTCTATACCATGCTTACCTACATGACCGACTCCCGCACTTTCCCGGCCTTCAACGAAGCCGACATTGATGAGGTTCGCTGGGAAGGCGACCCGAATGCCAACATCGCCGATCACCTGATAGAGCTTGACCCCAACTCCATCGAAGCTGTCTCGGCCAAAGCGCTCCGTCAGATGGTTCCGATGCTGCGCCAGCAAGGTCTCATTGATGCCCGCACCGGACTTGAACTCATGGGTATTCCCGGAGCGGATGAGATTGCCGACAACATCGAAAATGAGCAGAAGCTCGCGGCCCTCGCCAAGATGAGCCGAAAGGGAAAATAACCGATGACCCCTACAGTCCCGCTGACCCCCACGGCCCCATCAACAGCCTCACCGATGATCATCCCATCAACCCCCGTCGGTCCTCCCACCACTGCTCCGGGCGAAGAGATTGTTACGCCCCGCGACTTGGCTATACGCTATAACCGCTCCGACCGCCAGGTGCGCCGCTGGTGCCTTAACGGAACCCTTGTAGAATTTGGATTCCGCGTCTGCCAGGACATTACCGGACGCTGGTGGATTGTCATTCCTCCAACCCGCTAACCACTCCTCGTCCCTGGACATATCGGACACTCCCGTTTGACACTCCGCTTCTTTCTCGCTCACTCTGTAGCCTCGATGCAATACCAGGGCCACAAAGTAGAAATCCTGAGTTGGGGAAAATACGATGACGGTGAATGGTACGAAGCCAAACTTGCGTGCGACGGCCATCTTTGCCTTCCTGTTTATTTCCATGCTCAGCAGATCGAACAACTCACCCGGCGTGAACGCATCGAACCATTTCTCTGCCGGAAGGCAGTTGAACTCCTAGAATTGTACGGTGATGTGCGCGACGGCATCCCGCCCGACCAAGGAGATTTTACCAAGGAGGTTGAGACTTATGGCACGGCGTGGTAAACGCGGTCACAAGCGCTCCCACAAGCGGGGCGGACGGCGCAAGTAAGATCACCGATTCATCTCTCTACAGGTGATTCAGCATCAACCCTGAGCAGGCCGGTTGCCTATCATCCAGCCTGCTTACATCCGGGGCAGCCCCAACTGCCCCACTTTTATACCTGAGCGCAGGAGACACACACATGCCTGAAAAACTCGGCAACAAAGGCTATGGCGACATCATTACCCCGCTGACCACACCGCTCAAAAAGGGCGATCCACGGTCTCCGGTCAACAACCCTCCGGTTGTAAACGTTAAAGACCCCCTCAACCTGCTTCCCGGATCTAACCGTGGATTCGGCAAGGGCGGACGCAAAAAGTAACCGGGAGTCCTAAGTGGGAGCGCCTCTCAACCTTCAAGCACTGCTGGCTGCACGGCGCGGTAACGCCGGGTCTCCTGTCCCGATGGCCGGTGCTGCCGGTCCTGCAGGTACGGCCCCCAATGCTGCCGCCCAGCAGGTTCAGCAATCCATCTCTTCTTTGCAGGAACTCAACCCTCAACAGATGCAGAAGCAGGTGGATGACTGGTACAAGGGCGTGGTTGAGATGATTCCGCGCCTCGCCTTCCGCGTCCCCAACGCAGCCAGTTCCCTTACGCAAGCCATGAAAGGATTGCAGGGCGCTCAAAAAGCCATCAAGGAACTGGTTTCTACGATGGAAGCGGTAGGAGGACCATCCGGTCCTCCCCCTTCTATGGCGCAAGGCCCGCTTAACATCGGCGCGGGGGCCGCGCGTATTCCTCAATCTCAACCATCTATACCGGGTGGAGCACCCGTAGCATAGGAGCAGAAAATGGACGCACAGAACCTTCTTCGTTCGATGCTGGACAACCCCAAAGACTTCCCTGATGACCGCATGATCGATTTCGGAAACGGCCAGGTTTATTCAATGAAAGCTCTCCGCGAGGCCGATGCCGGGGACCGCACGCGCATCAACCAGGAATGGAGTAAGATCAAAAAGGCCCAGGATGATCTGGCAGCGGCCAATCAGAATGTCAGCCAGCTTTATTCTCAAGCCCAGGACCTTCTGGCGCAAGCCCAATCCAAAGGCGCCAACATCAACAAGCTCGCCGGAGCGGCCATCGACGATCCTCTCTCCATCTACGAACAGGATGAAGCCCTGGCCCCCCTGGCAAAGACACTGCGCAAACTGGAATCCGCCCTCAGCGAGCAGCAGAAATCCTTCACTTCCGCCCTCCAGCAAGCCAATCTGGGCCGTGTTTATGACCGATGGGAACGCCAATATGATGCTCACGCCGATGTCTGGAAAGATGAGCAGGGCAACCCGATGGACATTAACGCTGCTATCAAATGGGCCAATGACAACGGCCATAAAGACGCCAACGGTGTAGTCGATCTTCGTAAGGCCGCCCAGGCTCGCATCAATTCCAAGTCTGCTGATGAGCGGGCCAAATCCGAGTACGAGCGCGGCAGGGCTGAAGGCGAGAAAGCGGCTAAAGCCGCGATGGTTCCTCCTCCGGGAGGCGGCGCTCGAACAGTTCGGCAGCGGTCATCCGAAAAGGATCACAAAGACATCTTGTCGAATCCGCGAAAGTCCTGGGACACGATTTTTGATAAGGCATCGCAAGACCCCGACATTGCTGCGGGAGTACGCATTCAATAGGAGAAATGACTTATGGCAACAGGCGGCGTAATCGGCACTGGGATAAGCTCCCCAGCCGCAACACTTATCAACACGGCAGATGCGATCACCGAAAAGTACGTGCAACCCTACTTGGGTGACGTAACCTTCATCCCATCGCCTGCCTTCTGGGGCTTGACACGCGACGGCAAAAAGATGACCGAGAGCGAACTGGTCTACGGCCTCATCACCCAGGAAGAGATGACGGGCGGCGCTTACTTTGGCGACCAGCTTCTCGATACCGGCGTGGTGGACTCGGTGCAGCCCGCCAACCAAATCTGGAAATTCTACCGCCAGTCCCTTTCGCTGCCCGTCACCGACGTGATTCTCAATCGGGGCGGCATGGGCCTGGACCTCATCAAGGCCAAATTCCAGATTGCCTCCGGCTCCCTGCTCCAGAAGCTCTGCCGCGCTATGTGGCATACATCGCCCCAGAACACCTCTCTCGACGTGGACGACCTCGATTCCTGGGTGCGCCTGACCACCAATACCATCGCGGGCATCGACCGTTCCGTAGCCGCCAATTCCTGGTGGCTGCCCCAGACCAACGTAACGGTCGGAGGCGTGGCCCTCTCTCAGCCCATCGCAGAGAACGGCTACCAGTCCACAGTCTTCGGTTTCGATGAACCCGATCTGCTCCTGATGGACAACACTGCTTTTGCGGGTTTCAAGAATCAGTTCGTCGGCCTCGCCCGGTTCACCGATGACATTCAGGACAAGGAAGCCCTCCAGGCAGGTTTCCGTTATCACTTCCTCTACAACAACGCCGTAGTGATGGCAGACCGGTTTGTCCCGAACGGCACCGCAGGCAACCGCAACGCTTACCTGCTGAACTCCAAATATATCTATCCGGTGTTCAACTCGAACGACTACTTCACCGTGGACCCGTTCATGAAGCCCTCGAACCAGCGCGTGATCGTCTCCACCATGTACGTTACCTGGAACATCATGTGCGTCGGCCCCCGCATGACTGTGGCCTTCACCGGCATTCTCTAAGGAGCGATTATGGCAATCACCAACTCACTCAAAACCTTGTTTCCGGGCTTCGGCAACCCAACCCTTCAGGCTCAGTTGCTGTCCCAAACCTTCGCAATCAATGCGACGACAACCAAGACCTTCTCCTCCTTCACTCCTGTGACAACCTGCCGCTCCGGCTGGGTCCGCATCCACGGCATATCTTATCCGGGAGCGGGCGCAGGCCAGATTACCGGCATCAAGATCACCGGCTCTGATGGCACCAACACGGTCGAACTCTACATGGATACGACTAGCCGAACTGCTTCCGATTTGCCGGACCTGATTTTCCCGTTCATTACGGAACTCAGCCTGACATCGGTTGCAGTGGCTATCACAATGGCAAACGTGGCGAACGGTCAGCTTTCCGCCGACCTCGAACTGGTAGCCAATCCGTAGGAGTAACTGATGGCTCTCAACGCAACAACGCACTTTCTCAACGACAAATTGCCGGTATTTGCTGAACCGTTTCAGCGCAACATCTATACAGCCAATACTACGTGGGCCATTAACGGCACCCGCACGCTGGCTGTCACCGTCCCGTCTATCCGTATGGGACAGTGGCGCTTTAAGGTCAACAGTTATCCCGGTGCGGGCGCAGGCCAATTAACCTCTCTAAAGGTTACAGCCTCGGATGGCACCAACACCATTGTTCTGGCGTACTGGATTGGCGGCTTTGATGCATCCGACCTGCTTGACCTGACGGGCCAGTTCTTCACGGATCAGCCGCTGACAACCATCTCCTTCATTGGCGCAGTTGCCAATGTTGCCAACGGCCAGTTGAATATCGACGTTAATATCGCGGGAACGCCGTAGGCACGCGGCTCCCTGCTCATCATTTTTGTGATGTTTGTCCTGTGCTGCTCCTGAGTGGGGCCTGGGAGTTGAAGAGGCTCCCAGGCCCTTTTCAGTTATAGCCGTCTAAAGGAGTCATTATGGCGAGAACCAAAGGACCGATGGAAGAGATGGACCGCGAGCATAACGATGAAATGAGCGAGCGTTCCCGGCGCAGGGGCAAACGCTCTTCGAAGCGCGGACGCCGCCGCAGCAAGCGCTCCTCTCGGCGGTCCCGCTACTAACGATCACCTCCTTTAAGGAACCTGAATGGCCCTGATCGGCGATGTTATTCAGAGCGCCCGAACTCTATTCCCGGACCAGACCCCAACTCTAGGCCCTCCTACAGGTCTGTCCTCATCGGTCATCAGCGACACCTCTTCAACCCTTCCCGCTGGAACCTACGTTGTTCAGGTAACTCAGTTCAATAATTGGGGCGAATCAAACCCAGCCGTCCTCTCGAATGCCGTGGTTGCCGCGAACAATGACATCTCCGTTACCGGCTCCCTCTCCTATCCTACGTGGCAGGCTACTCATGCCTACAGCCTCGGGGCCATCATTGTCCCTACTACCTCTAACGGCCATGCCTACATCTGCATTGTAGCGGGCACCAGTGCGGGTTCGCAGCCGACTTTCCCAACAACCCCGCAAGGCACAGTCAACGATGGCGGCGTGGTGTGGCAGGAATACGGTTCTTCCCTGCCAACCGGCATTACCAAATACCGGGTCTATTTCGGCATCACTAACCCAACAGCTTGGGTTGAAAGCACCACTCTCCCGGTTATTGTCAGCAGCCCCGGCACGGCAGGCACTCCTCCAACCCGCTCCTCTGCCTATAACCCCGATGCAGACGGCTTGGCTGTTTCTGCCTTCACCGTATTCAAGTGGCTGACGGATGGTATTCGTATCGGCATCCGCCTTGCCGGAGGTATCCGCGATATTACAGGCATCGGCTCGACCAACACGCAGGGCATGGTCCAGATTCCCGGCCAGTGGGTAAAGTTTGACGGCCTCTGGTTTGACGGCTACCCGATGGACATGAAGAATAAGCGGGCCTTCTTCTACCGCAACTCCGTCTCTGCCCTCTCCGCTTGGTTCGACATGAGCGTGATCTCCAACATTCAGATCGCCGAGCTATGGCCGCAGCCCAACCGCACTTCGGGCCAAACTACGCTCGCATCCTCGATGTCCGCTACAGCCACAACCGCCAGCGCCACATCCCTGTCCGGCTTCGTCCTCCCCTTCGGCCTGGTCTCTATCGGCACCGAGATCATGTCCTACATGAGCTTCACGGGCAATCAGCTTCAGGGGCTTGTTCGAGGGCTGGCGGGCACAACCATTGCCGCGCATGCTGCCGGCGAGCCTGTGGTAGAACTAAACATTCGTATGAGCGGACTTCGCTTTCACGGTCCCGCGCTCACTCCGGGAATGGCATCTCAAACCCTCACGCTCCCGGACGGCTGGGATTCGATCCTTGAAAACTACCTGCTCTCCAAGTTCCGTGAGGCCGAGCAGGACCGCCAGTCCGCCCAGCAACTCATGGATCAGTTTCGTGCCGACGCTCAAATCTGGGGCCGCTCCAACCGCAGTCCCGGACCCAACCAGATTCTCGGACCTGTCGAGCGCGAAGTCTATGGCTGGGGTTCCTACGGTGGAGGAGGCTGGCTGCTGCCATGAACAACCGCACCTTCCCTAACCATCCCATTGCCCTGACTCCCCCAGCACCGGCTGCTTCCGATATTGCCACTGCTGTATGGTCGGCAGGGACACGCACTCTCACGTCCTCATCCTCTGCATCCTACAGCCCGCAGCCGATCAATACGGCCAACGCTTCAACGGCCTCCGTTGCATCCACGGATATCGTTAACGTTACGGAAGCCGGCTTCCTTTCGGCTGTTGCTTTGCGGGTGACATCCACCGTTGATGGCAACACCTCAACCCTGGACATCACTGTAGATGGGGGAACTACTCAGCACATCAAGGTTTATACGGCATCTAACACATGGGATTCCGGGATTCTGCCATTTAATTTGTCCGGGGCATCGGGTAGCAGCAGCGGAAACGCTTTAGTGGTTCCAATCAACATCACATACAGCACGTCTCTCCACATAGCATTCAACGTTACCGGAGCCGGTACGATTGGAGCGGTTCAGGTCTCAGTCATGAGGAGCAAGAAGAACTAGCCATGTCCCGAGTCATCCGCCAATCCAACTTCTCTAAGGGCCTCGATGCCGCCACGCAGGTATTCGCCAAAGCCCAACAGGCTATTGTTCAGCGTATCTCTAACCTGATCTACACCGTCCGGGGAGCATTGCAGACTGTGCCGGGAACCAAAGTTCTAGCTGCCTACAACGGTTCTGTAAACCCCTCATCGGGCATCATTGTACTTGGAATGAGCGCCTTTCCCAGTTCCCCCCTTGCGCTGCCTAGCATCATACTTTTGGTGAACAACCCCAATCACATTGCCACTCCGGGCATACCAACTCTAACAGCCGCAACAGGAGGCACGCTTACTCCCGGATTAACCTATGCTTATAGGATAGTAGCCAGTGACCCATCCGGTTTACACACTACGGCTGCGGGACCCGAACAGACAATAACACTGGGTGCTGGAAAGACAGCTGTTCAAATATCATGGACAGCTGTCCCCGGCGCGGCCTTTTATCAAGTTTGGGGCAGATCGCCGGGAGCGGAAAATCGTTATGGTAGTCCCATAATCACAGCAGATACTAATGTAGTTCCAACATCATTTACCGATGATGGTACAACGCTGACAGTTGTTGGAACATTACCTGTGGTGGATAATGGAACTACTAAAACATCCCTGGTTAATATCAATCCTGTGTGGGATGGCAGTACCCCAATAAGTTATACGTCAGGCAACATGTTCTCAAGCTATCCGCTTATCCAGGTCTTATCCCCTTTTCAGCAAACTCCAGGAAGATGGGGAGAAAACTTACTTGCCCCAAACAGCGGTTTTACATCAGGAAGCCCGAATACCGGAGTCTTCGGTCCCGGTCAACCAGGACCACTGCCGCAGTTTATTCCATTCGGCTCATGGAACGGAACCAACGTCATCTCTATGATGATCTTGTGTCTTGGAAACTCATATCCTCCGCAGTTTTTCTCGGAGTTTTCTACTCAATCCGACCCGATCACTAATACCTTCACAATCTCATATCCTCAATGGGTAGCAAGCTCTCCATATCAGGTTGGTGTAGTTGTAGTTCCAAATCCATCTAACGGCCACGTTTATCAGTGTATCCAGGCTGGAATTTCGGGAGCGTCCCAACCCACGTTTCCTACAACAGCTGCTAACACCGTAAAAGACGGCCAAGCCATCTGGCAGGAGATTGGGTCAGACACAGCCAATTCCGCACCTCCCGGGATGGCTCACGGCGCACTCTACGGCGACGCCCTATGGGCATGGAACACATACCCAAGTAATACCATTGATGGCCTAAACGGACCATCCGCCTTGCGCATGTCCGATGTGGGAAACATCAACTCCTGGAACCCTCTCAACACTGTTTTTATCGACCGTGATGACAATCAGGAAGGTATGGGAATCGCCCCCATCGGTGTTGCTGAAACCGGCATCATTCCAACCGGCGTTCTGGTAGCTTTCAAAAACTATTCCACCTATGTCATCAATGGACTGATGGGAGCCTCGGACTTCTCTATTAACAAGGCCAAAACCGATTTAGGCTGTATCGCCCCGAGGTCCATTCAATACGTTGCAGAACTTGGCTCTCTTATCCGGCTGACTCATAGGGGCTTTGCTACGTTTGATGGTATCAATGACACCATTATTAGCGACGTAATTGAACCATACATCATTCCTCAAATTCAGCAGCCTTCAGACATCTCTCCGATTGACTGGTTTTATGCATGGTTTTCCAAGGCAACGGTCAGTACCAACCCACGAGCCTATATCTGCTTGTGTCCCACAATCGCATCAGAAACCGTTCAGCAGGGCGGCTTGCTCACCCGAGCCTTTATCTATGACATAAGCCTAAAAGCGTGGGCCATCGCTGACCTGGCAATCCCGATCGCTTCTATCTACTCGCTACCCCTGAACTACAGCCTTCCTGTAACTTACCTGGGGGCCTACAACGACTCCACCATCCGCCGCTGGATGGCTAACGATCCCGATTGGGAGGAGAACGGATTAATCACATGGAAGTTTCGTACCCCGGACGTGTTTGGGAGCAGCGAGGCTTCCAAAATCTATCTGGACAAACTACTGCTTCGCGGCCTCGGACTGGGCGTCCCGCAGTCAGTAACCATCAACCTGAATGAGAGCGAAACCACGGATGCCAACCGTGCTCCTGCCGCCGTCCCCTTCTCAACCTCCCCGGCAACCATCGGTACGCGCTTCCAGTCTATCGCCCAGATCGGCCAGACATCCATGAATGCCAATGCCGACATTACAGGCTCCGGCCAGATCGAGATTGACTCTGTTGAGTGGGTCGTTGACGACCGTCCGCAGGGAACACCTATGAGGTTTTCATAATGGCTAACGATACGGGAAATGTTTACGTAAAAACGCCCTACGGCACTCAAATGGTAGCGGAGAGTGACCTAGCGAATTATCAATCGGCATTCGGCAACCAGCCTGTATATCAGGCGACCCCGGCAATCCAGCAGGCATTTAATGCCACAGGGATTCTGCCTGCCAATGCTCCTGCATACCAGCCGACAGCGGCTACCGGATCAACCGCCTCGGCTGCCACAGCCGCACCCAAAACCTACGCTGCCCAGACTGTATCCGGCAATGCTCCCTCTGCGCAGGCATCCGCAGCCGTTCAATCCTCCGGGTGGGCGCAGCAGGCCGACGGCTCATGGAAATATACCGGTTCCAACCCGGCCTATCAGGGCAACACGGGCCACTTTGTCGGCGACACGTTCTACAACGATTCCACAGGCAATACCTGGAACCCTTTGACGGGGGCTGCGGGCGGCCCATCCCTGGTCCCGAATTCAGCCATTGATATGGGCAGCGGCTTCAGCTTCGATACAACCACCGGGAACATCATCTTCAACGCCACAAGTCCCAATGCGGGAAGCTCCGGTTCCGGCCTCGGCTCGCTGCTCAGCCAGCTTGGACAACTCTTTGGGATCAGCGCTAATGGCGTCAACCTCTCACAGCTTTTGAAGGGTCTGGGATTCAGCGCTATCACCGCTCAAAACATCCTGACATCTATTCAGAACGGCCAGCTTCAGGCAGCCGAAACCAACATCCTCAACAACCTGGACGCAACCACCAAGCAATACCTGCAATCCTACCCAACCCTTCTCAACAATGCGGTAGCCAACTCGCAGGCATTTGCAAGCGCCTATCCGACGCAGACTCAGATTCCGGCAGCCGAACTGGCCCTCTTCAACAAATACGCCAACCTGACTCCGGCTGACATCTCCAGCATGACAAACCAACTGGAGCAGCCGCTCTCGCAGAACCTTACGAACGTTCTGACCAACCAGATTCAGGCTCAACTTGCTGAGCGCGGTCTTGCGCAGGCTCCGGGAATCTTTGCCAACGAACTGGCTCAATCCCTAGCCCCTTATCAGATTCAAGAACAGCAGATGGCTCAGGATGCCTTATTTAAGGAGCTTGGCCTGCCAACCCAGGTAAACATCCCGAACCTTCAAACACCTCCCGCGGTTGAGACTCCGACCTTCCCCCCGACAGTAGTGCCGGAGATGATGCCGCTGAGCGCTTACCCAACGTTCCAGTTCAGTCCTCAGACGGTAAATCAGACCACCCAAGCCGCAGGCGGCACCGGAACAACCGGCACTAGCGGTACAGGTGGAACGGGAGGCTCTCAAACACCTCCTGTGCAATCACCGACCGCGCCTTCTTACTCCTTGCCTGCTCCGGGTGTATCAGCGCCGCCATTCGTTACTGCTCCTGTATCTAGCCCATCTCAGCCGGGCTTAAATACAACCGGCCCTGGAGGAGTCACAATTTCTCAGCCTTCAGTGCCTAACTTGACTGCGCCTATTCCCGAGCAGCCTACAGGGGTCAGCACAGGCATCAATTATCCACCGGAAGGAGTCCCGGATACCGCTACTCCCTTAAACGTTCCTTTTGCTGACGGCTCTACCATGACTGTATGGGAGGACACTAACGGAGATATTTACGACTCTAGCGGCTCTTTGCTATTCAACATGAACACGGCCCCGGCAATTACAGTCTCCAATCCTCAGTCAACTCAAATTGGCACGGTCGGCTCCCTTTCGGGGCAACTGGCAAACTTCGGCCAGTCAGTCGGTAGTTATGCGGCTAACACCCCTATCATTCAAGGCCCCAACGGACAATACTATGTCCAGCTTCCCAGCGGTAATCTCGGTCAACTTAGCGTTCCGGCAGGAGCGCTTGGAGGCCCCAATAGTCCTACAACGTCTCCCACACCGACTACCGGAGGCTCTACCACAGTCGGGGCGGGCGGCTTGCCCCCAACCTGGGTCTATGATTCGTCCACCGGAAGTTTCTATGACCCGTCCGACCCGGAATGGTATTACAACCCAAGCACTCAGACAGGAACCTTCATCCCCGGCGGAACCATCGACTACGGTGATGTGACGGATTACGGAGGAGGCTACTAATGTCCACCCAACCCATCATAGCTCACGGTGCGCTCGGCGGCATCGCAGGCACTCTCAATGAACTCGACCAAGCCATGCTCCGCAAGAGGGACTTGGACGCCCAGCAGGCTCTCATTCAGGCTCAGATCAGCGAAGCGAACGCTAGGGCAGAGGAAACCAGGCAGCGAACCGCTCGCGAAAAGGGATATCAGGTTGTATGGGTAAACAACGTCCCCTACCGGCAGGCCCCAGACGGCTCTACGGTGGAAGAGATCAACATCGGCAACTCAGAGGAGCGCAAGGTCGTTAAGCAGCACATTGACGATATGCTGGGAGGAATTGATGACAAAACCTTCCGCGAACGCGCCCAGAAGGCCGTTGACTACCTATGGGAGCAGCATCAGTACGAAAAAGCCGGGACCGTGGCGGAGACCTGGCTGAGAATGTATCAGGAGAATGAGGACATTAAGGGGCGCTATAACGAACGCATTAACCCTCAAGCCTCTTACGTTGAACAGGACCCGCAATCTCCAACCGGATGGACAAAGCATCTTTTTACATTCTCCGGGAAAGAAACGACAGGTCCTACTTCCGGCCCTCTTGCCACGGAGCGCCAGGGATTCACGCATACGACCGATGAAGAAGGCAACGATATTCTGGTCCCCATCAAGACAATTACCCAGAAAGTTCCTATGACCGGAGGTGGGATGCAGCCGCAGGCAGCGCAGCCATCAAAGCTTCCGGCAAGCCCCCTGCCTGGACAGCCTCAGTCCCCGCAAGGTCAAACTCCTTCTATTGGGCAGGGGATTAAGATTGGCAGAAAACTATCAGCATCCGTTAATCCAAGGGATACCGATGCAATTGCCGACGCCATCGTCAAAGGGGATCAGCCGCCGACGACAACCGGTCTGTACCGCAGCACTGCTGCTGTCCGTGCTGCTCTTGCCAAGAAAGGTTACAACCTGACCGGGGCGCAACTGGATTACAGCGCCATCCAGCGTTACATGGCAAGCCTGAACGGTCCTCAGCAACTCCGTCTCCGTCAGGCGGTCCAGTTTGCCTATGAATCCTTGCCGGTCCTGGAAAAACTCTATGCTGAGTGGAAAGCCCTTGGAGGAGCTTACGGCTATCGTGTATTCAATAAAGCCACGCTAGCAGCATCCAAGCAGGTTCCCGGCCAACTTGGCGCGGCCGCGCAAGCCCTTGAAACACAAATTGCCGATATGACATCTGAGCTTGGTACTGTCTATAAGGGCGGCAACTCTTCCACCAACGAATCTCTGGATTTGGCCGCAAAAAACCTGTCCTCGGACTGGAATGAGGAAACTTTCAATAAAGCCATCAGCCTCATTCGCACCAACCTGAATATCCGCAAGAACTCAATTCTGAATGCCCAGCCTGCCGGGATGCGCAGCAACTCCCCTTATTTACAGGGTCGCCAGGAATCGGGATCAGCGGTAGATGACGAAGCCGGTAAAATTCTCGATAAGATCGGAGTCCGGTAATGCCCGGTGTGCTTACAGCCGATCAGGTCAAAACGCTGCTATCTTCCCAGGTGTTTTACAGCCTGCCTAAAGATAAGCAGTATGAAGCCCTTCGCCACTATCCCGAACTGCAATATGCCAAGGACAACCTTCTTGATTCCGTGATCTCCGGCGCACGTTCCCGCATCAGCCCTGCCCCGGCAAAGGTTCCGACCAAAGCCGACATTCAAGAGCTAACCCCTAAGATTCCCGGCCTGCTTTCCGGCTCTTATTCAGCGCCAATGACAGTCGGCAGAGAGCGGATTCAGTCCTCGGTTGCTCCCGGAGAATCGCTCCCTCATGCCATTACCAGGCAGGCTATTGGAGGTGTCGGTTCAGCGGCATCCGGCATAGCCTCTACACTTCTTCATCCCATCAAGTCCGCAGAATCCCTGCTGACTCCTCACGAAACACTTGGGGCTACGGCAGAGGAAGAAAAGAAGATGGGTCCGCTAGGAAGGGCGCTCTACAACATTCCCGCCGACATCTCTAAAAGTCTCCTTGAAAAAGCAGGTCGCGGCGACATTGGAGCCGTTACGGAAGCTGCATCTTTAGCCGGGCTGCCTAAGGCGGGAGAGGCTGCCAAGGAATCCTTAAAGAGGGCGGCAGGGGCTATCCAGGATTTTAGGGACCCTGCATCTCTGGCCCGTAGGAGCACGGCCAAAATTGCCACGGCCCTGGATTATCCAACGGGCAAGGGAGGACGGGTTGTCCTTGAAGGGCAACAGGCTGTCCGGGATGCACAGACCGAACTGGCGCAGATCAGCCGCACAACCCCCCTTAAAAGGTCCGGGGCTGACCGTTTTCACGAACTGGCGCAGCGCGTTGAAGAGCATCAGGACAAACTCTGGAATGAAGCCCACAAACCCCAGATTCAAAGGTGGGCCGAGGATGATGTAGATCACGAAGCCATCGCATCTGCCGCAAAGGAAGTGTTGCCGGATGCTGCAACCGATGCCAACCCGGCAGAGACGGCAAAAGCCCGCCAGTGGGCGGATGATGTCCTCAACAAACCACGAACCCTGGGACAACTAGACACCTTCTTACGTGAACTCAACAACGATCTGAGGGGGAAGAGGGCTGAACCGTATGGGCCGAAAGATGTAGCCGTCCGGCAAGCGGCAGCCAAAGCTGCACGGGCTGAGATTGATAGGATTCTTGAGGTTCATGGAGAACCGGGAGTACGTAGTTTTAACCGGGTGTGGGGAGCGCTGGATAACATCCGGGAACGCGCACTAGAGAAGGGCTTTGATGAGTGGAAAAGGTCTTATAAAAAAGGCCCCATCCCGGATTGGATTCACGCTTACTCCTTCCTGCATCCTGGAGCCTCTGCCATTCCTGTTTCGGTCGGCTTAGGCGTCCATCTCAGCAAAATGCTCCGGGGCTCCCCGGCGAGACAGCTAGGAAAGGGCATGAAGGGGCTGGCAAAGTCGAACCTGCAACCTTTTGAGATGCCTCCGTTTCAGCTTGTAGGGCAGCGCGGTTTAGTGCCGCAGCAGCAAGGACTGGATTTACGGGGAGCAGTCAACGCTCCAGCCAGGGAGCCTCTCCAGCTTACTCCACCACAATCCAGCGGGATGACGCAGTTAGCTCGCCGTTATCCATTCAACCTTCCGGGACCCCAGCGCCGTCTGCCTCCGCCACAGGATTTCATCATCCGTCAAGGTGATGCCAGGGTTTCGAAAGTCATTCATAAGGCAGCTACCGAGCAGACGCCGCGCTCTTACGTTCAACTTGCTAATACCGTCAACATAGGCTCCATTGGAGGCCGTCCTATATCCATCGCACAGGCTATTGACCAGTGGGCTTCGCAGGGGCTTAGCCTGGAGCAGGTAGAAAAGAATTTGGGCAGCATCCATCCAGATATTGATGCGGAGAAACTCGTTCATGAATACATTCGCTCTAAATCCAGGCTTCTTTCGAGGCCGTTGTCGGAGCGCCTTCTGGCCGACCCCGGTAATGCCTGGGATGCCTGGATTCGTTTAATTGAATCCGCCGGGAGAAATCGATGAAAAAGGCAGGTAAGCAAGGCCGAAAGAAGCTGTCCAGGGCTGCTCAGCGCCGCGTCAGCGAGAAGATTGAGAAGATTCGCCGGGAGGAGCCGGGCCGCGACCCTAAGCAGGCCATCGCCATGTCCTACTCAATGGAACGCGCTCACCGGCTGGGCCGTAACGGAAAGTACAGGCGGGCAGGACGAAAGAGCCGCCGCAGATCATCACGAAGAGGTTAATGAGGAGACAACTATGCCCGCTACCCAACTCAAAATAACTGACCATACAAAGGTCGTTCAACTATCGGCCATCCTCCCGGCAGCGTCCGTTACAGGGGCAACAAACCCGAATCCTGTATCCTTCCTGCCTCCGGCCTGCCGTCAATTGAAGATTCAGTCGGACTATGCGAACGGGGCAGCCAATGTCTACATCGGTGACGCTAACCTGGCTCCTGCCGCAGGCACCCCTATCTATGGGCGAATCCTTAAGCCGGGAGACTTTGACGATCAGAACACCTCTCCGGTTCAAGGATGTTGCTTTGGGGCTGTGTTTATCGGGTGCAGCGTCGACAACACCTTGGTCAACATCGAGTGGTATTACTAAGGAGCAGCGCCATGCGAAAACTTTTAATCACCCTGTTCATCCTCATGGCTTCCGGCCAAGCCTGGGCGCAGTCTCCCATCATCCATCAGACCGTTGACCCGGTGTCTCCTAATTGCATCTCTACCCGATTCATCTACGGTGATACCAGCAATAACCTGTTTGTCGGCCAGAACAACGGCAACTGTACGAAGTTTGTTAACTCCGCAGGCATGGCCGGAGCCTCACTGTTCACATCCACAGCTAGCGCCGCCAACGATCACATAGCCAGTGACACATCCTTGGTTGGAACGGGTGTCGGGTCAACAACGACTGCGGCCAACTATTTCAGCGCCGGGACAAACCTCAAGATCGAATTGAGCGGCATAATCACCACAGCGGGAACCCCTGATACCCTAGACGTGAAGATCAAGGCCACCGATACTACGCCTACCACGGTGGTTGTAGGAGATACAGGGGCAGTCACGCCGAGCGCATCCTTAACCAATCAGGCTGTCCGTCTGGTTGCTCTCATCACTTGTCGCACAACCGGATCGTCGGGAACCTTCATCATCAACACTATTCTGGAGACAACCGGAGCAACCCTCACGGCCCCAAATGAGTATAAGATCGTCAACACCTCTACGGTCACGCTCGATACAACCAAGGCGCTCACCTGGGATGTCACGGCGGCATGGGGCGGCACAACCGCAGGCGATGTTATCACCGGTACCAACTTCACCATGTATACGCCCGGAAGCGGTAGCGGAGGATCGGGCACTGTTACCAGTGTCGCTCTTTCCTTGCCATCTACTCTTCTGACCGTGACGGGTTCTCCGGTGACATCATCTGGCACACTCACCGGAGCGCTGGCGACTCACATTGATTTGACGAGCGCGACTGACATTAAACTCCCCGGCCTGACAACGGTGGGCTCTATTCCGTTTGCAGGAACGGGGGGGGTTGTTGCTCAGGACAACGCGAACTTATTTTGGGACGCGACGAACCATCGACTTGGAATTGGAACGACAACACCCGCAGTTAATCTTGTGGTAAACGGTGCAAGTAATCCACAGGCCAGGATCATCAGCGGGGATACAAATGCCACTGTGATGACTCAAGCGTCCACCACTACTGGCCGATTCGGTGTTGACAGTTCAGAGGCATTCGTATCTTCGGACAATGCCGGCAAGAACTTCTCGGTCTATATCAACCCCGGGTCCGGCGTCACGAAGTTTGCCGACTTCCTTTCTCAGGGAAACCTTACCCTGAACGGCATCTCGGGCACTGATCCTTTCTACATTAAGACTGCCGGTTCCAGTGACGATGCCGCTGTCGTTATCCCTAATGCAGATAACCAGACCAGCGTAGCGTATGGCGTTCAGGACGCAGCAGCAACCAACTGGCGCTGGTATGTTTCAAAGAGCGGCGTACACAATTGGGGCCCGGCGGGAAGCTCGGTCGATACGAACCTGTACCGCCTCGGCGTGGGAATCCTGGCGACCGACAACAACCTGTCCCTGACGGCGGCTTCAGGTGCAATTCTGAAGCAATTCACCAACGACGGCACCACAGGCACGGGAACCAACCTTATCGTCAAGCTAAACGGGAACAATCAAGTGGTTAAGGTTGGAACATCCGATACGGAGGCGCTGGGCATCTGCGTCTCGGGATGCAGCACAACCGGCTCGGCTCAGATTGCCATCAGCGGTACGGCCTCTTGCGTTTTCGACAACACATCCACGGCAGGCCATTACGTTCAGATCAGCACAGGCACGGCAGGCGACTGCCATGATGCAGGATCATCGGTGCCAACCTCCGGCGGCACAATTATAGGAAAGGTGAGCGCCGGGGGGACGGCAGGAACGCATCAGGTTGCCATGCTGATTACTCCTCCGGGATCGACGGGCGGCACGGGCTGCACCGTTAGCGGCTCCGCTGGGGCAGTATTCAATAACGGCTCCTCGGCTTGCACCACGGATACCAACATCACCACTGATTCGAGCGGCAACGAAACCCTGGTCAGTGTTACAACATCGGGATCGAACGGAGGCATCAGCGGAACTGAAGGAACCGGAGCAGGTCTGACTGCCGGAGCCGGAACGGACCTGCTTTACCCCGACTCCACTCTGCATGGGTGGAAAATGAATAACAATAACGGCGGGGCGATTCCGGTGGTCGGCGGCCCAACAAGCGCAACCGGAGGAAACCTGGCATCTTTCAACGGAACTACCGGAGGGATCATCGCTGACTCCGGGGTTGTTGCAGCGAACGTCAATACAAACTCGTCGAGCTTCACAAACAACAATCTCGTTAAGGCAACCGGGAATCATACGACTGCCGATGCAGGTATTGCGGCTGCGAATGTTGTTACCGCCGCCGCCAACTACACTAGCGGCAATCTGGTCAAAGCCGCGGCCAGTGATAAAACGACATCTGATTCAGGTATTGCGGCAACAAACGTTGTCACCAACACAACCGGGAACGCGGCAGCGACGAACCAGATCATTGTCGCGGGCAGCACGGATAAAACAGTCAAGGCCATCGACTTTCCCGATGTAAAAATCATCCCTGCCGCCAACTGCAATAACGCAACTGGGGGCGCGGGGTGGAGCATTCCTGCCACCAACAACCCGACCGTAGAATGCTTTGGGGGAACTAATAACCTCGGCGGCGACCTCTTATGGGCAAACAACAATACAACCACCAATGCACAGTTCGCCTTTGAACTTCCGCTCGATTGGGATACTTCAACGCAACCGTACATCAAGATTCGCTACGGCTCCGGGTCAAACACCAGCGGCACCGTCAAATGGACCTTCTCCTCGGCCTGTACGAAGTCAGATGGGAGCGTAACAACCGATCCTGCGTTTAATGCTGAGTCCGCATCCACGGGAAAAACAATGGCCGCCGCGACCCGCATGTGGGCTGAGTCCGTCCAGTTCACCGCGATAACCAGCGGCAATAACTGCGTTGCAGGCTCGTATGTAATTGTGAAGGTCACTAGCGGGAATGGAACAGCAACAAGCGCCGTAAGGGTGTTTGACGTTCAACTCACCATTCCACGGTTGCTTGTTGTTCAGGGAAACTAAGATGAGAACCATTTTCTATCTTCTGCTTGCGTCATGCCTGCCGCTCCCGGCTATAGCCTCATTCGGCGCATCGCCCGTGGCTCACAACAGCGTCGTAAACGGCTCAGGCGCTCCTACCATCACTCTGGATTGCCACACCGCTACCAA